CTGAAAGAGCGTCACCAGGCGCAAGAGAAAGCAGCACGGAGGCGCTGACGATGGCACAACCCGCAGTCCGAGTCGAGGGCGGCAGGGAGCTGCGTCGCAAGTTCCGTGAAGTCGGCGACGACATGTCAGACCTGAAAGACCTGCACAAGCAGCTCGCTGACGACGTTGCTGGCACGGCAAAGACAAAGACGCCTGTGCGTAGCGGCCGGCTGCGCAACTCGGTGCGTGGCAGCGGCACAAAGACTGCTGCTCGAGTCCGAGCCGGCAACAACCGGAAGAGCGGCCCGAGCTCGGTGCCCTACGCCGGGGCAATTCATTTCGGCTGGGCCGAACGTGGCATCCGGCCGAAGCCGTTCTTGTACGAAGCGCTCGACGATCGCCGCCAGGAAGTGATCGAACGGTACAACGACGAAGTGCGAACCATCATCAAGCGCGTGTTCTAGGATTGACCCATGGCAGCAGGCTCGAGCGTTATCAACGTCGCCATCCTCGGCGACGCTAAGAAGTTCAACAAAGCTGTCGGTGAAGCCAGCGACAAGCTCGGCAAGTTCGGCACGAAAGTCGGCAACGTTTCGGCAAACGTCGTCAAAGGCTTCGGTGTCATGGGCGCTGCAGCCGGCGGCCTGGCCATCGTTGCCGGCAAGCAACTGTTTAACGTCGGCGAGGAACTGTTAGCCCTCGACCAGAAGATCGGCACCGTCTTCTCAGGCGAGTCGCTCAACACGGTCACAGACTGGGCCGACGAAGTCGCAGCCCGCATGGGCCTCACCTCAACCCAGGCAGCCGGCCTCGCCGCTAACGCAGGTGACCTGCTCAAGCCGATGGGGTTTACGGCCGACCAGGCCGCCGACATGTCGACCGAGATCATCGGCCTCGCTGGTGCGTTGTCCGAGTGGTCGGGCGGGCAGCGTGGCGTCGAAGAAACCGCCGAAATCCTGTCAAAGGCACTGCTTGGCGAACGTGACTCGCTCAAGTCGCTCGGTATCGCGATCAATCAGGCCGAAGTTGACCAGCGTGCCCTGCTGATCGCTCAGCAAGCGGGCCGGGATGCGATCACTGCGCAGGACAAGGCACTCGCAACGCAGGCCCTGATCCTCGAGAAGTCGACCGACGCTCAGGAAGCGTATGCCGCCGGCGGCAACAGGCTGACCGCTGCACAGAACCAGCTGAAAGCAGCGTTCGGCGAGCTCCAGGAAGACTTGGCCCGCAAACTGCTGCCGTTGTTCGCACAAGCCGCCGACATCGTTGTCGAGCTCATCGAGGTGTTTGACGAGGAAGGCCTAGGCGGCGTCATCTCGAACGTGTCCGAACGGATCAAGAAGGCGTGGCCGGCGATCAAGGCACAGCTCGCCGTGTGGGCGCAAGGATTCGTCGACTGGGTCAAGAAGGCCGGGCCGCCGATGCTTGCAGCACTCGGCAACCTGATCCTCGACTTTACGAAGTGGTGGTACACGGTCGCCGTGCCGGCCATCGTCGAACAGCTCCAAGCATGGGCCAAAGCGTTTATCGACTGGATCGGACCGCTTATCCCGCCGTTCCTCATGAAGCTCGGCGAGCTCATCGCAGCGTTCGCAAACTGGTTTATCAACATCGGCCTGCCGATGATCGTCGAAAAGCTTGCATCATGGGCAAAAGCGTTCGTGGAGTGGGTCGGGCCGCTGATCCCGCCGCTGCTGCTCGAAATGACGAAGCTGCAGATCAAGATTCAAAGATGGATGCTGACCGAAGCACTTCCCAAAATCATCAGTTATCTGGCCGAGTGGGGCCTGGCACTGATTCAATGGATCATTGACGTCGCGCCTGACGTGATCAAGGAGCTTGTCAAGCTGCTTGCTGACGTCACCAGCGCCATGGTTAACGGCGCGATCCAGCTCGGCAAAGACCTGGTCGGCGGCATCGTCAGCGGCATCAAGTCTGCTGCTGGCGCAGTCGCAAGCGCAATCGCAGACCTGATTCCTGGCGGCGGCATTCTCGGCGACATTGCAGGCTTCGTGCCAGGCCTCGCTGCCGGCGGGCCAGTGAGTGCTGGCAGCCCGTACATCGTCGGCGAAACCGGGCCGGAACTGTTTGTGCCGACCGGCTCGGGCACGATCATGAACAACAACCGCCTCGGCGGCCTGGGCGGCGGCGGCACAATGAACGTCACGGTGAACATGCCGGTCGGCTCGGATGGTGCCGATGTTGTTGCAGCGTTGCAACGGTACGCACGGGCGCACGGCGGCACCGTCCCAATTCTTACTGGGCAGCTGTAATGGCGTCGTGGGCCTGGGCGCTCGAGTTTCAGCCGACCGACAAGGACGGCGGCAGCAACCCGCCAGCCGTGCCGATCGGTGACGTTATGGGCGCAGCGATCAGCTACGGCAAACGAGGCGACGCGCTTTCGTACAGCGGCGGCACTTGCGTTTTGCAGCTCGACAACACGACCAGCGCTTACACGCCGGACGCCGGCGGCACCTACGCCAACGCACAGTTCCTCGGCACCAAGGTCCGCATTTACGCTGACGTGACTGGGGCCGGCGCACCGTCGTGGACGCACGGCCCACCAGCAGCGTTCACCGGCGTCGTGACCGATATTGAATACAGCTTCCAGGGCACGTTTGAGTCGTCTGTGAGGGTGACCGTTTCGGATGCGTTGACGATGCTCGGCACGCTGTCGTTCGGCACAACAACGCTCGCCGGTTTCACGCTTGACTCGGCAACCCGTGGCCTGCTTGACACAAGCCCACTCGGTTTCGACTTGACCGACGGCCTCGACGTCGACGCTGGCCCGGCCGCCGACCACATTTCACGCGTCCTCGCAGCCTCAAACGCTGTCACGATACAAATCGAACAAACCGCGGTTGTTAACCCGTCGGGCGACGCCGGCCAAACGCTGCAAGCCGTCACCGACTACAAAGGCACCGCTGGCTCGCTGCTGCAAACTGTCGAACACAGTGATGGCGGCGATGTCTTCGTGCGGCACGGCCTACCCGTGGACGGCACGACACCAAATAACGCTGTGACGTTCCGAACACGCGGCCACAAACCAGTCACGAGCGCTGTAACCGGCGTTGTCGGCCTGACCCCGCTGAATCTGTGGGATGCACGCCTGACGCCGTCAGGAACCGAGCCGCACTACTACTCGAGCATTGACTTCGCTTCGGGCACGAAAAGCAGCTATTCGCAGGTTTCGTTCACCAGCACCGGCGGTACCGAACAAACAGCCACCGCCAACGTCGACGAGTTCGGTGCACGAAGCATCAGCCGCACCGGGCTGCTGTGCGAAAACGACAGCGAAACCAAAAGCCTTGCGGATGCGTTCCTGGCGCAGTACGGCACCGATGGCGCACCGCCGCTCGCTGTGCGCGACATCGTCCTGCAAACAATCGTCGAAGGCGAAAACGACGACTACCAGCTTGTCAAAACGTCAGTCGGCGATTCAACAACCGTCCGGCTACGGCCCCAAGGCGCGAGCTCAACACTCGACTTTACTGGCGTCGTTTCCGGCGTCAGATGGAACATCACCCCGACGGGGTCACAAATGACCGTGCAGCTCGAGGACGGAGCACAAACCGTGTACTTCCTGCTCGACGATGCGGGTTACGGACTCCTCGACGTCAATCAGATAGGCTAAAACTCATGGGTTCCGGTTACAGAACATTTGTGTCGGGCGAGATCCTGACGGCAGCAAACGTGCAGGGCTACCTGGCCGACCAGGCCGTCATGGTGTTTGCTGACGCCACAGCCCGTGACGCAGCGATCACGTCGCCGGCAGACGGCATGATCTGCTACCTCGAGGACACCGGCTATTACCAGGCATACGAGTCGGCATCGTGGACCAACATGATTACGTCGGGCGGTGTCGCACCCGAAAACGCTGACATGTCTGATTCTGACAACGCTGGCCGCAAGCTCACCGTGTCGACCACAGCACCGTCGAGCGGTCAAACCACCGGCGACCTGTGGGTCGACATCTCGTGACGTTCTCGGCCCTCGTTCACCTCCGCAACAACGACCGCCACGAGCTCGACCAGGAGGCCTTTGACGCGCTTCCGAAGCGTGGCGACATCTTCGACGTTCACACCCGGACCGCTCAGTACGGTATTCGTGAATCGTTGCGGCGATGGATCGAGGACGGCCGTGCCGCAGACGAGTTCGACGGCCGGTTTTGTATTGTTCGGGTAAGCAGCGGGTCGGTGCCAGCCGATGAGGTTCGAGCGAAGCTGGTTCGGCAAGCGACTCGGCCTGCTGTGCTTGGCGAACCAGAGTTTGACGAGGAAACGCTGACCGGCGAAGTCGTGACGCACGAGAAAGCGTGGCGGCTGCGTTTGAGCGAATTTACGCCCGAAGAACTGGCAGCGATCGACAGCAACGGCGAGGTCACGATGACGCAGGGCCGATTCTGCGAAGTATCCGAGCACAAAGTCAACCGATGCTGGTTTGATCCGTCGCATGACGACGGCTACGGCCAGGTGCGTCCTGACGCTGACGATCCGTTGCCTCGAGAGGAAGAAGATGCCTGATACGACAGTCATCGTTCGACAGGACGGCACCGGCGATTACACGACGATTAGCTCGGCAGTGGCAGCCAGCAACGTGTCAACCGGTTTTTACAAAATCGAAATCGACGATTCCAACTCGTACGCCGAAGCAATCACTTTTAGACCAGCGACTGGTACTGCCACCTCGTCAAATTACCTTTGGTTGACAGTCTCAGAGGCAAATCGGCACAGTGGCGTGGCTGCTACATCTGGACACGCCAGGGTTGCTTCAGGCGGAAGCAATAACACTTTTTTCATTAATCACAATTACGGCAGGATCGAATACCTCCAGATCGACCAAGTAGGGACTGGAAGACCCGTCAATTTTCGAGCAAACAATCTTTTGATGTCTCGTTGCATAGTCAAAGGCACCGCCAGCGTGAACGGCGGCGTTTTTGTCGGTCCAGAATCTCAAGCAGGGTTCATTGATAACTGTTTGATCCAAAGCTGCGAACGGGGCCTCTTTGTCAACAATTCGTACGTTGGAGCTGCAAATGTTTACGTCGACCAGTGCACCATTGTTGACAGTTCTGGTGACGCGAATATTTATTTGTACAGCGTTTATGGAAACGCGCTTACGACCAATTTTTACAACAACGGACTCGCAGGCGTTGCAAGCGGCGCAGACATCAATCTGTTGAACAATGCCACCAATTTAATTGCGCACAGCGGATCGCATAACGCTTGGGACACCAGCACGACCTACTTCTATTCGTCGACCGGCAGCTACACGAGCAGTCAAGACATTTCGTCCGGCGGCCTGACGACAACAACGACCACGGCAAACGCCATGATCGTCACAGACCTGACTCCAGGTTCAGAGAACTACACGCCCGTTCCTGCTACTGGTGCAGGCTCGAACTTGTTGCTCACCAATGGCACGAACCGGCAAGGTTCCGAACCTGATCCACGTCAGGATTTCTCGACCGACATTCGAGGCGCAGCCCGACCCACGACAGCCGGCAAGATCGACATCGGCGCGTTCCAGATCACGACAGCCGCTGGCTTCAAGTATTGGGACGGCGCAGCTTGGGCCGACTCAACCGCCGTGCAGTACTGGAACGGCAGCGCCTGGACCGACGTCACCGGCATTCAATACTGGAACGGCTCAGCGTGGACCGACCCGTCCTGACCGAAAGGCACGACCAGCATGATTGAACGCGTTCGCACCGTCCTCACCGCTGCTGTGACCTGGCTCACCGCCGCCGGCGCTATCGCAGCCATCCTCGTCGAGGAACTGGCCGACATGCCCGCCGTCGCCGACATCGCCGCCCAGGCCGCCGTCGTCATCGCCACCGCAACGGTCATCATCCGCCGGGTTACGCCAGTGCTGCCCGACCAACGTGGCCTGACGAGCTCGAGCAACGACGAATGAACGTGATCCCGCACGGCGCATGGTCCGTGTACGGCGTGTGGGGCACACCAGCACCGTTCACGACCGGCAACGCTGGCATTGTCGTGCATCACACCGTCACGGGCATCACGAGCGACCCGGTCGCTGACGTCCAAACCGTCGAACGAGTCACCTACAACCGAGGGTCGTTCGCAGCGATCCCGTACTCGTACCTGATTCATCCGACCGGCGCAGTGTTTGAGGGCCGTGGCACCCGCTATCGCAACGGAGCAAACCGGAACGATAAAGGCGGCAGCTACCAGAACCACAACACCGTCAGCATCTCGCTTATCGGTGATTACCGAACCGACCCGGTCACGTCAGCGATGCGATCGTCGTTCTGGCAGCTCGTCAACCAGCTCAAGCGTTCAGGCGCTACGCAGGAATCACCGGCGCTCATGCCGCACTCCGCTGTCGCCTACACTGAATGCCCATCGAAGGCATTCGATCAACTTCAACAACCGACACCAGCAAACGAGGACGTGATGCAAACGCTCGTCAGCAAGACCAGCGGGCAGGCTTGGGTTACAGCCGGCAACCGTGCCCGACCCATTAGCAACGTGCAGCAGTGGCTCGCAACGTTCGACGGGCCGGTTATCGCTGCTGACAACATGGAGCATGTAGTGGCTGACCTTTACGAGCTTGTCTCGTAACATGTCGCCATGCAGGTCTGGGTTGCCCTCATCACCGGCGCGTTCTCGTTGGGCGGCATCGCCCTCGCTTCCCTGCTGCAACTCCGCAACCTACGAGCCGAAAACACCGCTCAGCACGGCGAAAGCCGAACGTTGCTTGGCCGGCTTGACGAGCGTTCCAAAATTACGTTGGACCGTGTTGAGCAGGTAGCGGAACGGCTCGACGACCACCTGGAGGACCACCGTGTCGAAAGCAGACGAGTTTCGTCAGACGATGGTGCCGAGTAGGCGGCCAAACTTTCACGCTGTCACCCGCGACCTCGAGGCCAACGACCCCGAGCTGCTCGCCGCCATCCTCGAAGCGCTCGACGACGACCACCCAAACATCGCGATGATTCAGCGCAGCCTCGAGGCCGTCGGCATCGACATGGGTTACTCGTCGGTAATCCGATGGCGTGAGCATGTCCGCCGCTGAAGAATTTACGAGGCTGACGGCGCACCAGAATGGTGCTGACCGGCCGCCACCCGGCTGGGAACCAGGCCACCTCGTCAATCACGAAACCGGCGTGGCCGAGTTCACTGGGCTTGCCACGACCGAAGCAATCGACCCAGACGAAGTCACCATCCTCGCCGAAATGCGGCTCGACCCTGGCGAGTGGGCAATCAAGCCCGGCACGCTGCAGGTACGCAAATGGCAACAAAAAGCCGGCAGCGGCGAATGGTGCTGGTACTACCGAATCACCGCCGTACGCCGCAGCAAGGCCTTCGGCGACCTCGACGAGCTCATCGCTACGCTGCGACGCCGCAAACGCTCACAGCGGCTCTCAGCGGCCCCTGGCGGGCAGATATGGGCCACCTCGGACTGGCAGGTAGGCAAAGCCGGCACGATCGAGCACGTCCTAAAGTCGCTCGGCGAGCTGCCGGCCCGTTTCGAGCAGTCATGGCGGCAAGCCGGCCGGCCCGGCGAAATCCTGGTGGCGTTCGGCGGCGACCTGGTCGAATCCTGCTCACCAAACCATTACGGAGCTCAGCAGCTCTACAGCGTCGAGATGACCGACCGAGAACAACGGGCCGTGGTGCGCGAGGCAGCGATGGCGATCATCGACAAAGCCAGCACCCTCGTCGAAACCGTGACCGTCGCCGCCGTGCCTGGTAACCACGGCGAGAACCGGCAAAGCAAACGCGACTCGATCGTTTCCGACAATGTCGACGTGGCTGCCATTGACGATTGCCGCTGGGCTTGCCTCGACCTCGAGCAGTACGCCGGCGTTTCCTGGGCCGTACCTGGCGACGACCTGACCGTGTGCGTCGAGCTCGACGGGCTTCGTGTCGGCCTGTTCCACGGCCACCAGGTCGGCGGGCAGGGTAGAGCTCAGGCATGGCACGACAAGCAAGCAGGTAATCACCGTCCGATCGGTGCGGCTGACCTGCTCATTTCGGGCCACTTTCACTCGTTTCGTTGCGAGTGGCTCGGGCCTCGTACATGGATTCAGTGCCCGTCAGAGGATGCCGGCAGCCCGCAGTACGCCGAGACAGCCGGCGCTGGTGCCCGCCGGTCAGGTTCAGTCACTGTCGACGTGACCGAGGGCACCGTCGGCGACGTGCGCATCGTCTAATCCTTGCAAAGTTCTCCACAGTCTGATTGGATAACACCGTGCCCGACCGAGGGCGCAGACTGGAGAATCGAAATGCAATACGCACAGGTCACCCTGACCGTCGCTTACGAAGACTACGGCGTCAGCACTTACACGCCGCTCGACGACATCATCCCGCTGCTTCGTGAGGAACTGCCTACCGAGATCGTCGTGCTCGATTTTGACGAGCACCCGATGAAGCTGATCCGTGACTACAGCAGCGAGAAGGTCGACCAATGAGCCGCCTCGCTGACATCGCAACCGTGACCGTGTTCATCGTGGCCAGCGTCCTGGCCGCTTACATGCTGCTCGACGTCGCCCTCGACCCGGCGGCCTGCTTCGGGAGCTGCTCATGACCGAACAGCTACAAGCCCTCGCCAAGCCTTTTCCTCAAAGCCTTGTCGAACGTGCACCAGGCGGATTCGGCGACTACGTCACCTGGTCAGTCAAAGTCGAAAAGCTGCTGGCCACCGTCGGCCCGTTCGACTGGTCAATCATTCGAGAAATCACTGACCCTGACGGCACCATCACTGGCTGCGTGGGGCAACTGTCGCTAACAATTGACGGCGTGCGGGTCACGGTCCAGGGCGCTGGGGATGTTGAACGGCCCGACATCCTTGCCAATAACGGCACCAGGCTAAAGCACGCCGAAAGTGACGCTCTGTCAAGGGCCGCCTCAAAGGTTTCATGCGGACTGTCGCTCTGGAGTCAGGACAAATACCGACTGGATCGCGCTCTTCAACGTCAGGCAGACGAATCATGATTTGCCATACATGCGGCGGCGAAAACCGTCATATCCGCTGGTGTCAGGATTACACGCCCGAGGTCGTTTACAAGCACACGACACCGAGGGCCCGCAACACTGACCCTGTGACGTCGCACCAGGCCGCCGCCACCATCACCCGCACCGCTGTCACCGAAACACAGCAACGCATCATTGAAACGTTGCAAACGCACGGCCCGCTTACCGACGAGCAACTGTGCCAACGCATCGCCGCTGACCTGGCAAAACCCGTATCGGTGTCCGGTGTCCGTACCCGCCGCAGCGAGCTCGTCACTGACGGCCGTGTTATCGACACTGGCCAGCGTGAACAAACCCGTTCTGGCCGCAATGCGATTGTGTGGGGATTGGCATGAAGAAAACGCTCGGAATCAACGTTTGGCCGGCACCAGACTTCGACCCAGAATTTATGGTGTACGAGCTCGAGGTTGAAACGCCCTGGTGGCAACTGACACAGCGTGTGCACTTTCACGACCTGCCTTATGCGATCGACGAAGCTGTTCAGGCCGTGATGCAGAACGACGTTCCGAAACCGTGAGCTGGTGGACCATTTGGGCGATCATCGCTGCCGGCCTCGTCGTCCAGGCAGTCGGGCTGCTGTGGCTGCTCGTTTGCGAACGCCGTGACCGAGGCTGAACTACAACAGCTGCTGACCGACGCCGCCGATATGCACGGCTGGCTGGTGTTTCACGACAACGACTCGCGCCGCAACGTGGCCGGCTTTCCCGACCTGGTCCTCGTCAAGCCGCCGAGGGTGGTGCTCCTCGAGCTGAAGTCCGAGGTCGGCCGCATCCGGCCCGAGCAGCATGTTTGGATGGATGCCTTGAGCCGATGCGACACCGTCGCTAGCGCGATCGTCCGGCCCGAGCACCTCGACACCATTCTCGACTATCTCCGAAACCCAGAAATCAGAAAGAAAACATGACCAACACATGGGAAGAAATGACCGCACACGTTCAAGCGCTCGAAGAGTTTGTTCACACTTGGGCGAGCACCGATCCGCAACTCGAGGAAATCTCGAGGTGGCGAAAGTGGCACGGCGGACTCATTCACATCGACCACGCCGACGAGATCGTTACGACGGCCATCTGGGCCATGACCGATGGTCAATGGGCGCTCGCAGCAGAGCTGCTTGGCATCGTCGCTAGCGCCCACCAAATCGTCGACGGCCACAACGGCGAGACAAAGGTCGAGCGCTACCGCTGGGGAGCATCATGACGTCGAACTATCAGCCTGCCTGGCAGGCAACGTGGGAAGGCTTCGCCGAAGTGCTCGCCGCTGACCGCGACGCCCGCCTACGCAAAGAACGCACCGGCCGAGCCACGACCGACCTGACTGACCCGCCGAAGGCCCGCAGCCACGCCGAACGCATGGCCGCTGCTCAAGGCGTGCACGTTTATGGCGACGACATGCGCACCGCCAGCAGCGAACGCCGGCGCATCGTAAAGAATCGAGCCGGCGATGAGTAGCGGCGGTGTGTTCTCCGTCGTCCTGGCCGGCGTCGTCGTGCTGACGCTGTTCTGGGGCTGGCTGTACGTCAAATGGCAGGTCGAGCACGGCGAACCGCTACGAGAACGACAAGCAATCGACGAGTTCGGCCCGCTGTTTGACCTCGAGCCAAGCAAAGACCACGTCACCCTCGACCGGTCAGCGCACCGCCTCAGGTACGTGACCGACTGGGACGAAGTCCGAAAGCAGGCAGGCCGATGACCCTCGAATGGTGCAAACACTGTGGCCACTACATCAATCAGCCGGTCTACAACGACCCGGTGCCGAACGTCGTCAAAGCAGCAGCCGAGCTGTGGAATGTCCCGATGCGAGAACTGCTCTCACCGTCCCGCAAAGCCACCGTGGTCGCCGCCCGCCATCCGATCATGGCCGTGCTTTATCACGAGTTTGACATGACGCTTGCTGACATCGGAACCGAGCTCGACCGTGACCACACCACAATTCTGCACGGCATACGCCGAGCTGACCCTGACCGTGTCGCCGAGCTCACCGAAGCCATTGCGCAAGATTGACGACCAGGCCGCCGACGGAAGGAGTCGAACGCCGGCGGCCCGATCGTTGACACCCTGGCGATCGTATGTGTTAGGGTGCCGGTTGCTTAACCGAGATGCATGTTACTACATGCACGGCGACAGTCAGCCGACCCAATGACTGCGCATCAGCGACGTGACAGGCTGGTCGGCCCTCGAGGACCGATGCCCGCAACGGGGCGAACACATGAATACGTTGCAAACCGAGCTCGCCGGCCGCAGATGTCACCGTGTCCCCGCATCTGCAACAGCGACCAGGATCGACGAGCACATGACGGGACCCGCCGAAGTAATGCCCGGCGGC